AGAATATAGAGTTCGAAAGCAGTAGTGATAGTATAAAAAATGTCTACACCAGTAAGGCCATTACAGACATTCGTAAACTGGTGACAGAAGGATATATCAAAATTGAAAGACAAAATCAAGACGTTGAAATAGCAACAGAGAAGGCCCTATTGTAATGACAGAATTTTACACAAATTTACCAGCAAAAGACAAAGACCAGTTAGACGAGACAATCAGAAAACTCACCACATCAGACTACCAATCAGACTATCAATTTAATGTAGGGGAATATGACAGCACAGTGTCTTTCTTTGTAAAAAGAGGATTTGCTAGGGCATCTGCCGAGTCCACAGCATATGTAATACTATCGCAGGCCAAGATTGACAATGTAAAACCACAACAAATATTGGATCAATTGACCTATGCTTCTCCGGCCCTTTTATCAGAATTAATCACAATAATATTAAACGCCAACAGATACAAGTCAAGTCGACTGGGTGTCAGGCGAACACTCACAACAAAAGAGACAGTATCTAGAAATATCATAGACTAATGTTACCTAGATTTGTAAGGGGTAAGTTCTCTCCCAAGAATCAAGAGAAATACGTGGGTACCAAGACACCTACTTACAGATCGAGTTGGGAACACGCATTTATGAAATTGTGTGATGAACATCCTAACGTGTACCAATGGGCCAGTGAGTCTATAAAGATTCCATATCGGCATCCTTTCACTGGCAAGTACACAGTGTACGTGCCAGACTTCTTCATAGTTTACCAAGACAAGCAAGGTCGCAAACATGCCGAGATGGTTGAAGTGAAACCCATGAGCCAGACCACAATGGAGTCCGCTGGCAAGAGCCAGGCCAAGAAAAAACAGGTTGTCATCAACATGGCCAAATGGGAGGCAGCAAATGCGTATGCCAAACAGAGGAAAATACGTTTCAGGGTAGTATCAGAAGAACAGTTGTTCCACAACGGTAAACGTAAGTAAATAAAAATAATGACAAAAAAATTAGAAGACATATTAAATTTACCAAATGTTAAAGAGGCATTCAAGGAAGTAGATAAAAAAGAAAAAGATAGGAAGGTCAACGAAGCGAATGGCAGCCCGTCTACTAAAAATCTAGATCCGCAGACACAGAAAAACCTGCAAAAAAGTTATGCGGAATTTGACAAGGTGGCGGCCGCACTCCCACAAGTCAAAGGATTGGGCGAACTGTCAGATCTAGAACTGGACAAGTTGGCGGTTGAAGCAGAAGAAAGTTACAAGAATCTCATGGATCTGGGCATGAATGTTGATTCAAGATACTCAGGACGTATCTTTGAAGTTGCGGGCAATTTCCTAAGGAACGCCATAGACGCCAAAAGCGGCAAAATCGACAAAAAACTTAAAATGATAGAATTACAACTTAAAAAGCAGAAGTTAGATCAGGGCAACAAAGACGGACCCGCTGTAGAGGAAAGTGACGGATTTGTGATATCTGACCGTAACGAATTAATGAAGAAACTCCTTAAAAAAGATTAGGTATGAAACTGGAGGATCATAAGGGAAACTTCCTTTTCTTGTGGCCTTATGTCAAAGACTTAAAATTACGTAGACTAATAGATTGCGGGGCACATATCGGGAGTTGGGCCATAAACTGGTATGATAGATGTGAAAAGATTGAAGCATTTGAACCAAATCTTCAAATCCTTCCTGAATACAAAAATAACACAAAACATATAAAAAATTTATCCTTGCATGAAGTAGCACTGGGTGACAAGCCAGGTACAGTTGCTATGGATTATGGGGCACACGTAGGCACATACCATATCACTAAAAGCAATGGTCCTATAGAAATAAGGACTCTAGACAGTTATAACTTCCAAGATGTTGATGTAATTAAGATAGATGTAGAAGGTTTTGAAGTGCCATTGCTAGACGGTGCTAAAGAAACTATTCTAAGCAATAGACCATGGATACAGATAGAGGCCAATAAGACAGGTGAAAGATATGGCAGGCCTAAAACCAAAATTCTCGAGAAATTAGCAAGTTTTGGCATGAAAAGAGTTGCTAAAAAATGGCCGGATCAGATATGGAGATTCTAAAAATTTCATTAAATAACTAAAAAAAATACTAAATATTGCATATGAGCACGTTTAAAGACTACCTAACAGAATCAACCAAGTCATATGACTACAAAATAAAGATCGCGGGAGATCCTAAAGACATTGACAAGAATGCTTTAGAAACAGCACTTCAAAAATTTGACCTTACCAGCATGTCAGCCGGCAAAAGCACACCGATCATGACTTTGCCTTTGGACTTTCCAAGATTAAGTAACGAGCAAGTCACAATCTTTGACGTGACTACAAACTACCCAGAGTCACCAAGAGTGATGCACGAGTACCTTTCAGATTTATTAAGGATTCCAATGACACACATGGTTGTTAGAAAACCAGGTGAACCTGCAGAAGAATATCAGAACGACATGGAGGTTGCAAAAAAATCTGAGTATGCAAACAAGTTACATGATATAGAGTACAAAGACGCACCTAAGGTTGACGCAGAAGATTATCATTCAACAAAAGCAAACATGGGTCTATTAAAAGAATTATTAAAAGACAGAGACAGCAAATACATCGTTGAAAAAGGTTCAGATAATGCAGTGCAAGATGCACAACCAAGAGAAGAAGTTGGAACTCCAAGTCCGCTAACAAAATCAACTAACCCACACCCAGACCCAAAAAGGAAATAACTTATGGAAATGATAGACGTATTAACAAAATTGAAGGAAATAGCAGACAAAAAACCTGAATTGGTCAAGGACGCAGTGGAGAATGTTGAGAAGACAAATCCAAAAGTTGACGAAGGTAGAATGAAAGACTATCTACATAGCGAGGCTGAGAAAATGTCTAGAGAAGCATTTCTTAAAAAACATGGAGAAAGTCTAAGAGGATTTTACAACGCAATCATGGGGTCAGAAGATGACGATGATGACAGACCAGATTCAATGGAAGGTAAAGAAATGAAAAAAGAAAATTCAAAAGAAACTGTAAAAGAAGATATGCATATCACTACTGATTCTCCACAAGAGGCAAGTATGTTAATGCAAATTTTAAAAATGGCAGGATTGCAACCTGTCGATGCAAAAATGATGGGCATGGAGCCCCCGCATGGATCTGACATGGATCCTGGTGCCATGAACAAGCAGATGGATACACCAAGTGACGACGATGCCATGGGCACGATGCAGATGGCTAAAATGAGAGACATGATGACTGCACCAGAAGAAGAAAAAGCGGCAGAGACTTTCGCAAACGAGCCTGAAGAAAAAGTTCAAGACATTGACAGTCTAGTAAACAAACACTCAGGCGGATTGAACAGACAAAAAATCCAATACAGAAAAGAATATCCTGGAGATAATCACATGGCGGCGGAAGACAAGATCACGGAACAGGATCTTGCTAACAGCCTAAGAGCACAGTATGACAGTTTCAAGGAGTCATATCAGAAAGCGGCTGAAACGAAGGCAAAACCTGACTACATCGATCTCGACAAAGATGGTAATAAAACTGAGCCTATGAAAAAAGCGGCTAAAGACAAAGAAGCAAAAGAAAAAAAATAAGTCTTTTCCTAGTCCCAATCTACTCTTAAATACTACACTATGGCGTATGTATCATTAGATAGCGACCAAATTAAGAAGGCGCATAAGAAACACAAATACACAAAAGAGCAGGTTGAACAACTTGAAAAGTGTATGGATCCGCGCACAGGCCCATTATATTTTATGAAACAGTTCATGAAGATACAACATCCAACAAAAGGGGAAATGAAATTCCAACCTTTTCCATATCAGGAAAGATTGGTAGAAGCATACAACAACAATAGATTCTCAATATCAATGCTTCCAAGACAAACAGGGAAAACTACTTGTGCATCTGGATATCTAATGTGGTATGCAATGTTCATTCCTGATTCACAGATACTAATCGCCGCACACAAATATGCAGGGGCATCTGATATAATGTCAAGGGTGCGTTATGCATATGAGATGTTGCCTAATTGGATCAAGGCAGGTGTGACACAATACAACAGAAACAGTATAGAATTTGACAATGGATCAAAAATCATGGCAACCACAACAACTGAAAACACAGGTAGGGGTATGTCACTTACATTAATATACTGCGATGAGTTTGCTTTCGTACAACCACCAGAAAAAGCCAAAGAGTTTTGGACGTCTTTGTCTCCAACACTATCAACTGGAGGAAAGTGTTTGATAACTTCAACCCCGAACAGTGACGAAGATCAATTCGCTATGATATGGAAAGAGGCAAACAAGCGTTTCGATGAATATGGCAATGACAAAATTGTAGGCACAAATGGTTTCTATGCCATGAAAGCACACTGGTCAGAGCATCCTGACAGAGACGAGAAATGGGCAGAGGCAGAAAGATCTAGAATAGGTGAAGAAAGATTCAGAAGGGAACACGAATGTGAATTCTTAATATTTGATGAGACACTAATATCCAGTATAGTTTTAGCTGACATGGAAGGCATACCACCTGTTGAGACAACCGGGCAGGTAAGATGGTTTAAACGTCCTACACCAGGACATACCTACATGGTATCATTAGATCCTAGCATGGGGACAGGAGGAGACTATGCGGCAATACAAGTTTTTGAATTGCCAACTTTTGAACAAGTGGGTGAATGGCATCACAACCAGACACCAATGAATCAACAGGTAAGAATATTACAAGGTATAAACAAACACATCCACGACACGATTATGGAACAGGACGCAACAGCAACACCACAAATATTTTACAGCATGGAAAACAACTCAATAGGTGAGGCCGCACTAATGCGTGTCATGGACATAGGTGAGGAAAATATAGTGGGCATGTTCCTATCTGAACCCATCAGGAAAGGACACAGGCGTAAGTTCAGGAGAGGTTTCAACACCACGGCCAAACACAAAATTGATGCGTGTACAAAATTCAAAGAACTTGTCGAGAACGATAAGATGAAGATTAACTCTCAACTACTGATATCTGAAATGAAGGATTTCGTAGCTACAGGATTGAGTTACAAAGCAAAACCAGGACAGCACGATGACCTTGTGAGTGCTTGTTTGCTTATGACCCGTATGATGAAAGTGTTGGCTGATTTTGACCCTAAAATATTTGAAAAATGGACAGATAGGACTAGTGAGATAACTCCAATGCCCATATTTGGATCATTCACAGGATAATAAATACACTATATGAACCCAAAAAACTCGCAAGATTTATTCAACAAGATTAGATCACAGTTCGCAAACATCAGGCTCGGTGACGAGAACGGTGCCGCTACAGCAAATCCGGTAGATGCCGTGTTCTTTGAGTTTGAATTCAGAGAAGACGCTGACACTTTTGGTGCTGTCAGTATCAGTTTAGCGGATGGTGAGAATATGAAAGTGTACTACAACAGAGATCTTGTTAGCAAAATAGATGAAGACAGCAGAGACGAATGGTATGCGTTCCTTAAGGAGTTGAAAGACTTCGCTGTAGAGCATCAATTGACTTTTGATGTGAGAGATATCACTAAAAACAACCTAACGAAGCAGGATTATGAAAATCTTGCAGATACGAACAAAACGGTAAATATTGACGAGATGTCGGAAGAATTAAACAGGATTACTAAACTAGCAGGGATAGAAGTTAAAGAAGGCCTTACGGGAACTGCTAAACGCTCATACGAAAACTTAGATAAAACTAGATTAATAATAAGGCACTCTGGATCAGTTGATGAAACTGTGCCTGGTGCAAGATCAAGACAGATTGAATCATTATACATTGAAAACGCAGACGGTGAAAGATTCAAGTATCCAATCACACATCTAGCAGGTGCAAGAGCAATGACAAGACACGTTGCAAACGGTGGTAGACCACATGACGAATTTGGCGAACACATTATAAAAACATCAGAAGACATTGCAAAATTAAATTCATTCTCTAGATTTGTAAGCAATAAAGATCAATTGAACGACAATGCTGGTGACATTATTGAACAAACGAAATTAAAATTAGAAAATTTAAGAATGTATATGAAAAATTTATCAAAACAAGGACACTATGAAACTGCATCAAAAGATTTCAAAACAGCAGACGAAGTTGTATTGGATGACGAAACAGCAAATACTTACAAAGACAAATTTACAATGCGTAATTTAGACTCAAGAGTTGAAGAAGCACTGCCAATCATACACAGAATAATGAGTGAACTAGAAAATGCACCTAAGGAAGATGCAGAAGATGACCGTATTAGAAAAGCAATGAAAGACATGGTGCCAAGCACCGTCACAGGCTATTATGAGATCACAGAATTCTGGAAAGAACATACACTGGGAATGGGCAAGACTGATGACGAAGTGATGCATGAGATTTATGAGTGGACTTGGGACGAAATGGGAGTCAGTGACACTAAGGAGAGAGATGAAGTGGCAAAACGTACATCAGTAATAGTTAATGACGTAATAAAGAACAACAAAGACGACATGACGTTCGATGACATGATAGAACAACTGAAAGGCAAAAAAGAAGATCAAGTGAACGAACAACCAGAACACGAAATCACAGTAGGTGACTATACCACTAAACATTTTTACATGTGTGGGTCTGCACAAACTACTATGAAGAAACACGCAGACAAAGATGGTGCAGAAGAACTCACTCGTATGCAAGATATGTTCTACAAGATGGAAAAAGAGGCGATGGACGCTGGTGGTACGAATGAAGAACAAAAGAAGAAGTCACAGATACTTTACGACAAAATCATGGCGAAAGCAAAAGAGGTTGGTATCGCAGATGAGGTTGACAAGTATATGAAGATGCATCTAGACTCAATGTTGAAGAATGATCCTAAACTTGGGTTTGGTAGAACAGACTTAAAAGAAGAACAAGTCAACGAACTGGAGCCAGATGCTGAACCAATTGACGCACCTGTGCAACCGCCAGTAGACCATGGTGCTGTTGTGCAAAGTTTTTTAAACGATCCTGATAGTAAATTAGTTCTAAGAAAAGATGACACGGCAGATAAAATGCTTAAAACTACGAAGTTTACGAATAAGAATACAATGTTAAGTTCTATCTTATCAGACATAGCAAGTAGACTTTTGACTAAATCAGGGGAAGATGACAGGGTGGCAAACTTTGCATCTAGGGTTGCAGATGAGATGGAACAGGAAAATTCGGCGACATTTAAACCAACACCTGACTACATGAAAAACAAAAAAATTGCAATCCAATTGGCGAAGAGATACATTGACGATTACAAGAAAATGCAATCTGATCCAGACTATGGCAAACAAGTGAGGATGGAACCAGGTGAGTTTTCACCAAAGAAAGATATAAAAGGCAAAGCAAAAGAAACTGAACAATTTGAATCATGGGTAGAAAATATTGACAAAGATAAAGAAGACAAAGAAGCAAAATTAAAAGCTTTACAAGATATCCAAATGGATAAACATACATCAAAAGATCCAGAATTACAGAAAGAATTAATGAAACGTAAAGCAGAACTAACACAAGAAGAGCCAGTATTCGCAGGCGAAGAAATAACATTTGAAGATATTAAACCTTATGTGTCAATGTACAAAGGTGATGATGGCAAAATGGTGCACGATGTTTTAGATAAAGATGGCAAATCTGTGTTTAAAACTGGTGACGCAAAAACGGCAATGCAATATCTTTCCAAAAACTTTGAGAAACTAAGACGTCCAGACGACAAGCAAGAAGACGAATCTAATAGCGAATTAGACAGAATCAAAAACCTAGCAAATTATCAATAATCAATTACATGAAAACTTTATTAATGTTTGGCGATAGTTGGGCCGCGGGTGCAGAATTATCAGATGATGAAAAACCGTTTGGAAAAATATTAGCAGAATCAAACAATTTAATTTATAAAGATTATAGTCTGGGAGGATGTAGTAATCCTAAAATGTTACTACAATTAAATGATGCAATAGAAAAAAATGATCATGAAGATAGTATTGCTATTTTTTTCCTTACAAGTTATACAAGAATTATAAATTGGCGAGACATTGCAAAAAGCACAATTAATGCCGCTGGTTTAGATGACATTGATAAAAATTATGCAAAATATTTTTACACCGATGAAGCAGGACATTTCAACACAGTACAAACAATTTTATCTTTACAAAAAATTTGTTCTAAATATAATATAAAAGATTTTTATGTGCCAGGATGGTTAGAATTTAAACTTGACTTTCCGGGTATTGACCTTAATAAAATTTTTAATAAAGGCAAAGGAAATATTGCTACCGCAATAGGCATGCCAAAATTTGGAAATGAAATCACCGAAGAACACAAAAAACACAATTTAATAAATCCTAAAAATTGGCATCCAAACCAAAAAGCACACCAACTAATAGCAGATAGGCTTCAAAATTGGATTTTTACCAATAATAGTAGTAGACATTAGATAAATATAGTTGTATATTACGTACTATATGTCTGATATACATTTAGGCACAAACAAACATAGGCAAAATAGGAGGCTTACATTATGGCATCATTGGCTGAAATAAGAGCGAAGTTAAAATCTCAAGAAGTGAATCGCTCCACTTCCAACACAGGCGGAGACAACGCCATCTACCCACACTGGAATATCGCAGAAGGCTCAGAAGCAGTTGTTAGGTTCTTACCAGATAAGGATCCAAACAACACATTTTTCTGGACTGAAAGAAACATGATCAAATTACCTTTCGCAGGTATCAAAGGTCAGACTGATTCAAGACCGGTAACGGTACAAGTACCATGCATGGAAATGTATGGGAAGACTTGTCCAGTACTCACAGAGGTGAGACCATGGTTCAAAGACAAGAGCATGGAAGACATGGGCAGAAAATACTGGAAGAAGAAAAGTTACATTTTCCAAGGTTTTGTCACAACCAATCCATTAGCGGAAGACACAAAGCCTGAGAATCCAATCAGAAGATTTATCATTGGGCCTCAGATCTTCAACATCATTAGAAGTGCATTAATGGATCCAGAGATGGAGGAAATGCCAACTGATTACTTGAAGGGCGTGGACTTTAGGATCACAAAGACAACTAAAGGTGGTTACGCTGATTACTCAACATCAAAATGGTCAAGAAGAGAAAGACCGTTGGACGAGGCAGAGAGAGCCGCGATCGACACACACGGATTACACAACCTGGGTGACTTCAGACCAAAAGAGCCAACCGAAGCAGAAGTAAAAATAATCAAAGAGTTATTTGAGAAATCTGTTGAAGGCGAGGCTTATGACCTTGAGCAGTATGGACAGTACTTCCGACCAGCGGGCGTGGCTTACCAAGGCAAACCACAGGTGGCAGTACCATCAGCATCGGCTCCTGCAGAAGTTGAACACACACATGATGATGGCACAAAACATAGTCATCAAGGTGGTGATCAACCTCATACACACGAGGCAAAGAAACCTGAGGCGGCACCAGTCGCTCCAGCAGGTGACAGTGCCAAGAGAGCTGAAGACATCTTGAAGTTGATTAGATCAAGACAAGCAAAATAATCTGACATTTTACCAAGGCCCTAGCATTGACGTTAGGGCCTAGGTATGCTAATATAGATGACACAAAGGACAAAATTATGACAAAAGTATTTGACGCTACAAAATTTAGAAAAAGTATCACAAAGTCAATCCAAGGATTAGGCATAGGATTCAGCGATCCAACAGACTGGATCAGTACAGGAAACTATGCATTGAACTACTTGATGACCAGTGATTTCAACAAAGGTATTCCCCTAGGCAAGGTCACAGTCCTTGCCGGTGAGTCTGGCGCAGGAAAATCGTACATCGCGTCAGGCAACATTATTAAAAATGCACAGGATCAAGGTATATTTGTCATATTGATAGACACGGAAAACGCACTGGATGAACAGTGGCTACAGGCGTTGAAGGTAGACACATCAGAAGACAAACTTATGAAATTGAGCATGTCAATGGTCGACGACGTGGCAAAAACTGTTTCAGAATTCATGAAAGGTTACAAAGATCAACACGCAGACAACAAAGAAGGTGCACCAAAGGTACTATTTGTGATAGACAGTCTGGGTATGTTGTTGACACCGACAGATGTAAATCAGTTTGAAGCAGGCGAGATGAAAGGTGACCTAGGTAGAAAACCCAAGGCATTAACGGCACTTGTAAGAAACTGTGTCAATATGTTTGGAAGCTGGAACGTAGGACTTATAGCAACCAATCACACATACGCATCACAAGATATGTTTGATCCGGATGACAAAATATCAGGAGGACAAGGATTTATCTATGCATCAAGCATTGTTGTTGCAATGAAAAAATTAAAACTTAAAGAAGATGAAAAAGGTAACAAAGTTTCAGACGTGAGAGGTATCAGGGCCGCCTGCAAAGTTATGAAAACAAGATATGCTAAACCTTTTGAAGGTGTACAAGTAAAAATTCCTTACGATACAGGCATGGATCCATACAGTGGACTGGTGGACTTATTTGAGAAAAAAGGGCTACTAGTACAGACAGGAAATAGGCTGAAATATATAGATTCAAAGGGAAATGAACATATAGAATTTAGAAAAGCATGGGTCGGTGATAAATTAGATATGATAATGGCAGAGTTCAAAGAAACTGTGTCAACAGAGGAAATAGAAGAAGAAAAAGAGTAATGATTGATTTCACACACGAAGACATTGAAAGATTATGGAACTCAATAGTACACTATGTTCCTGAAAGATCTAAACTAGACGCGGCAATTGATTTTATAAAAAGTTTAGAAGATATTGGTGTTGAACATGACGAAATAAAAGCGTCCGCCGAATACGATCCTAAGTTAGAAGAAGCAATCAACACTGTGTTCGAGGAAGACGAAGAGTCAGACGGATACGGCGAAGATGATTAATTGGTACAACGAAGTCAGCAGGAACCTAGATAAGATACCAGACTGCATAGCATACTTTGACAAAGAATTGTTAGAGGCAAGAAAACAGTGTAAGATCTATGGCAATCTTGAAAGAGCTAGTGCCGCCTTACCTGGCATAGTTGAGGAACGATTTAGTCAACTACAACAATTGGAAGCTATCCTTGAATATCTAAATATTGAACTAAGAAGATTAAGATCTAAAACTTTTAGGAAATATCTTGAAAACTATAACAGAGCATTATCAAGCAGAGATGCAGAAAAATACGTTGATGGTGAGAACGATGTTGTTGACATGGACAAGATAATAAATGACTTTGCATTAATAAGAAACCAATGGTTAGGCATCACCAAAGGACTAGATCAGAAACAATGGCAAATTACAAACATTGTAAAACTGAGAGTAGCAGGTATGGAAGATGCAGACATCAAATAGGGTAATACTCACAGACGTAGACGGCGTATTGCTGGAATGGGAAAGACATTTCACAGACTGGATGTTACAACGATCATACTACAACAACGATAATGAAAGAGTTTATCCTTACAAACTACTGCCCAATAAGGAAAATACTTACGAAATGGCAGAAAGATTTGGTCTCACAATTTCTGAAATAAGGAAAGAAATAAGAGAGTTCAATAAAAGTGCATGGATGGCTACTCAGTGTCCAATGGAAGATTCACAAACATGGGTAAAACTATTAGCTGCCGAAGGATGGACATTCATTCCAATTACCTCGCAGACATCTGACATGCCGGCACAACTGGTAAGGAAAAAAAGATTAGGTGAACTGTTTGGTGAACATATCTTCAAAAATTACCATATACTTGAGACCGGAGCAGACAAAGATTCAGCATTAGCGGAGTTTCACAACACCGGACTATATTGGGTCGAGGACAAGCCAAAGAACGCTGTAACCGGGCTCAAATACGGTTTAAAGCCTATATTAATAGACCATCCATACAACCGAGATTTCAAACATCCTGATATTATTCGTGTAAGTAATTGGAAAGATATCCACGAATTAGTAGCAAGATGAAAATATATGTAGGTCACGACAGCAGAGAAGACATTGCATATCAAGTGTGTGAACACAGCATCAAGAGAAGAGATCCTTCGGCAGAGGTAATACCCCTTAAACAAAAACAGATGAGAGACCAAGGACTATACACTCGTCCTGTTGACAAACTTGCATCTACTGAGTTCACTTTCACAAGATTCTTTGTGCCTTACATGAATGATTTCAAAGGTTGGGCAGTGTTCTGTGATTGCGATTTCTTATGGAAGATTCCAAGCCATGAACTTGTAAAATTTTGCGACCCATCAAAAGCAGTGGTTTGTGTTCAGCACGACTACACACCAAAAGGAACAACCAAAATGGACGGTCAGGTGCAGACAGTTTACCCTAGAAAGAACTGGAGTAGCATGGTGTTATGGAACTGTGAACATGAAAAAAACAAAACACTAACACCAGAATTACTCAACTCAGAAACACCAAAGTTCTTACACAGATTCAGTTGGCTAGACGACAACGAGATAGGCTCTTTACCATTGGAGTATAATTGGTTAGTGGGATGGTACAAAGAACCAAATGACGGACATCCTAAGATTTTACACTACACTGAAGGCGGACCATGGTTCGACGGATACCGTGATTGCGAATATGCAGATGATTGGAAGAAAGAGTTAATAAATCTCTTCAGTTCATAATGATAGCAGTATGTGTATCTGGTATAATAGGTGAAAACTACAAGGTCATAGTAGACAGAGCGAGGTCTATTTTTCCATATCCAATATTTTTTTCCACGTGGAATGGTAGGCCATTACCGGAGTTAGAAAACCTGTACACATTTGATGAACCAAATTTCGAATACCATCCAATGCTGGATGTCGCGGCACCACCATGTGTAATATTTGGATACCTAGCAAAAAAACATGGCAAGATACGACGACTTAAAAGAGAAAAACAAACACTCACAAGTGCCACACAAATATTAGGACATAGTGCCTTGGTTGATGCCATACCCGAGAAGTACACCACGATCATAAGGCTGAGGTATGACACGATAGTTTCATCAAAAGTCGACTTCACCAAATATCTTAAAATGGCAGAAAATGGCACAGTGATAGGATTTGGAAATTTCAAAAGTGACAAATCAAGTTGGACACTTGCTGAGCCATCGTCAGACCTCAAGGAATATACACACAAAAGCACACCAAGATCTCACTACAACATATGGGACAACATGATTTTCCACCCTAGGGAGAAATGTGCCAACGCCTACAAACTGTTCGAACAAAAGAAATTGATTGGCATGGAGTGGGGGTGGTATCAAGTGTTGTGTGATCAATGGGACAATATCGACTATATAAATGTAAACGGCGGCGTTATGCTCGAGAAACTGTGCACCACGCCGGTGAATAAATTATAAACAGATAATCAATCGTTTTAGGAACTAATCAAAAATACTTTTTGCCTGGCGCAACGGTATGAAATTTTCTTTATGCTTTTCACCTCCGAAAGCATGACCAAAATACGTACCGTACTTGCCGTTTTTCTTGTTGAACAAAGGATCCATCTTTGTGACTTTGACCTTCGATTTTAACATGGCGTACACGAGCATGGTATTGTCATCACTGTCTAATACGGCACAATCGAGATAAGGGCTCATCTGTTGTGCTGATTTTTTATTCAACATGAACACACCCGCATTAAATCTGTTATTTCTAAGCCAATTAATATCTTCGCCTTCTAGGCATGTGCCTTTGATGATTCTAAGATGATCCTCATTTTTATACCTCTCCGCTCTCTTATCCCTTACAGGTTTGAATGATTCGAGATCTTTGTAGAGTTCAAACACGCTGGGTGCTTGGGGCCAGACTATCACATCAGTGTCGAGGTATAATATGTGGTCGTAATCCTCCCACCATTTCTCGTTGTAGAATAGATCCAATCGTTCGAAGGTCGGGTGCTTCCACTTAACCTTAGGCTCTGTCACAAGTTTGTAATCAGCGCCTACTTTCTTTGCGTAAAGTTCTGCGGATTTCAAACTGTATTTGAGCAGGTCGTTGTTGTTACGCAAACTGTTGTACTCTGGATCAGAGAAACCCTCCGGCTTCATGAAAAACTGCACTACGAGATTTCGATTTGTCATAATATCCCCTTGTCCATCATTATTTCAATTGCAGTACCGTTCTCAAATTCTTCTGGTGTGAACTGTTGATAGGCCAGACTGTACAGCCATGGTTCAGGTCCTCCGTAGTAGGGATTTTCTATGTCTGACAGTTCAACGTTGCCAACATCTACAGCAAAACTCTTGTTGTCACAGAACACAGGTATGCCCTCACATATGGCCTCGACGGCCGCGATCGAACAACTTGTGACCACACACCAGGCCTCCTTGAGATCCTCGGATAGGGGTACCTTGGCCTCGCTTGGTCCGGATGTACCCCTGCCCCTAGGCTTGTGTCGAAGTCGGATTGGTCTGTCTGTGTATCTCCTAATCTGTTCAATTGTCTCTTTGGTCCAATTGGGTCTGTTCAAGTACCCATGTATGCCTGCGGAACTGGGACAAACTAAAACATGTTTGCCAGCAAAGTTTGGTGCTTTTATCTTGATACCGAATTTTTCAAACCTGTCCGCTTTGCAATCTCTCAAATAAGGAACGTGTATTCTATTTTTACAAATACGCCAATAGTGATTGTCTGGCTTTAGATTATTGTTGTCGAATCTACCAAAGTATGGTGTGTCTGTGAACCAATAGATGTGGTTACGTGCATCTAGTTTCTGCACCATCTCTCTGTTGTTGCCAACGAATCCCCAGAACATGCTGTTACTGACTGGATCTGTTTCTACGGCATTGTCTAGTTTGGTTATCTGATCTGGCCACGACTTCTCTACACCGTTGAATACTTCCCATGCCTTGCTGTTCTTATTGCTAAATGGTGCGTAGATTGTTAGCATCTATAAATTCCTTAAGTTGTTTTGCCCACCGTTGATGTCCTTCTCCAGATGGATGAGGATCGTTTTGGCTTACAATTAAATTCTTATCTAACACAAATTCCAATTGACTTACTTTGGGACTGAAAAATCTATCCATATTTATTGCGTTTCTGATCACTTCAAAATCTGCTGTGCTATTGCCAAAATCGTTTGGCAGTGAATTGTACATCACGTATGGTATTCTCTTACGTTCAAAATAGTTTTGTAAATTAAAAACGTTGTCCAAAAAATTCATTGCAAGAGTGTTTTCAATATCCCATCCTTTATTGCTTTTTATAAAACTTACGTTATCTAATGTTTTCCAAGTACGCCAAGTAAGGTCTGTGCCTGGTATTCGTCCTTTCTTCCATCCATCGTCGGTGACGTAATCATTTCTGACAGAACTTGACCACCCAATGACTGCAAATATATTCTCGAGTTTATTTTGTTCGCACCAGACCTTTGTTGTAAAACTAATCCTTGTATTTCCTCTGCCTCCCATGGCAAGATTTACCAACTGCATATTATAATTGTCGGCGATTATCTTTGAAGTGAAAGTTTCAACACCGTCCTTTGGCCGTGATGTAAGAAAACTGCACCCATTTGAAAATAATATCATAGTAGTGTATTATAACATAATTATTAACTGAATGCCAGTCAAAAACATAAACTCACTGAAGTATTTTCTCGACCGATGGGAGATGGTAGATCCAGAATACAATTACACAGTGCCTTATCACGAATCTATTGATCCACACTTTACAAGTTTACCAACATTCGTAGCGGAGTTCCATGAATGTAAAGTGCATACCTGTCCTCTATTGCTGACTAGGGAGAACAAACTAATAACAGAATACGTATGGAAGTTGACACACAAACGTAGACACAAGCCAAACAAAAGCCACAAACTATGGACGGAGTGGGGAGACGGCGTGGATTTAGACTTACCTCCTGTCACCCAGAGTTTCAATGAAACACACACATACGTTTGGCTACCAGTTGACGATGACACCAAACACAACCCATGGCATATATGGATAGATGTAGTATCAAAATTTAGATTGATGGAGAAAAGATGGTCTACAAACTTTGCAAGATTTTGTTACATACTACCAAATCATAGTCCGTACTTTGAAAAAGTATGTAAAGCGTTATTCCCAGATGTGAAGATAGTTGTCATGCCTTTAGGAGAAACATGGCAATTCAAACATTTGATTGTGCCTAGCATGAGTAATTCCAAGGACGGTGTTATTGTTCCACCACTTGCACCATGGTTGAGGCATTTCAAAGGTTTAAATAATTTAAAAGGGGTGACCCCTCACCGTAAAATTGTGGTACTGCGGCCAGGTGCGAAAACCAGACAAATGCTAAACTCCGACGAACTGCTCTTAAAACTAAAAGGATGGGAAACAGTTGCACTAGAAAATTTAAGCATTAAAGATCAAATGAAAACTTTTGCAGAAGCATCACATGTACTCGCGGCTCATGGTGCTGGACTTACAAATCTACTTTGGTGCCAGCCAGGAACCAAAATAATCGAAATACAAGATAAAAACATGTTGCACAAAAAAGTCTATCCTCTTCTGTCCCATAATCTCGACTTAGAACACAAGGTCTACACAGCAGATGTAGTGCAGATACCCCGTCAGAAAGGAAACAAATTAGAAGGTGTAAAGAGATTTAGTGACATGATAAATTTTAAAATAAACATTCCAGACATAATGGAGCATTTAGAATGATATCGATCTTAAACAAAAAACCAACCCTTATAATGGATCCATATCCACACTTCATTATAGAAGATGCATTGCCGCAAGATTTATATGATACATTAGAAAAAGAATGGCCAAAGGAAGAACTTTTATCTACTACCCCTTTTGATAATGGTATCTGTTACAGGCTCAAGGCGGACGAGATGCTGAAGCCTACAAAGGTTTCCAAAGCATGGAAAGAATTTACTGAATATCATACCTCTGTGGATTTTTATAAGGAGATGAAAGAAGTGTTTGGTGAGTTGATCCCACACGTAGAAGATATAGAAAATACGTTAAGTCCTAGAGGATGGGACAAAGGAGATGACAAAATAGGAACTGACTGCCAAACTGTTATGCACGAACCAATAGACTTCAGTTCGAGAACGGCGCACATAGACAATCCCAGAGAAATTTATGCCGCTCTACTTTACATGCCTTACCTAAATGATGAAAGCACAGGAGGCGAATTTCAAATATATCACACTGATGCAAACATACAAGAGGTAAACAAAAATGGTGGTCGTGCTGTTGGTGACAAAGCCGGAAAGATAGTTAAGACAGTGCCTTATAAGGCAAACACGTTAATTGCTTTCTGTAACGTTTCGCCTAGATGTGTCCACAGTGTTTCCGCTAGACAAAATGCAACAATGCATAGAAGAAGTGTAAACATCATTGCTGAATTTAATAGAGTAGCAAAACGTAAAATGTTCGAAGTAACCGAAAGTCGAAAATAATGTTATCAGGAATACACACGACTAAACCACGTACCCAAAGATATGTAGATGCCTTTGTACAAGGATCTGGTTCAGGAAAAATTTATCATTTCCGTGACTTACAAGAGTTACCCGCAGAGCCACTTACAATGTATGGGATACTGGCAGGTTCAGGAGAAGTCTTTAAACAGTGTGAACAGGAGAAAAAGGATTTTTATTTTATGGATCACGGATATTTTACAAACGCACATGTGAGTCCACATTGGTTACGTATAACCAAAAACAAGCACTGTCAGAATGTTTTACAAAACAGACCAACAGACAGATATGAAAAATATTTTAAAAATGAAATAAAGAAATGGCACAAAGGCAATAAAATTTTAGTTCTACCGCCCACCAACGCCATTGCAAACTTTTTTAACGCTACAGCATGGCTTGATAATACATTAAAAACGTTGAAGCAAAACACCGACAGAGTAATTGATGTTCGTGAAAAACCATACAACCCAACAGTGGCTAAAGATCATGTTGGTGCGACTGTAAAAATAGATAGGCCAACAAACCACCAAGGTAAAATCAACTGGGATGACTATTTTGCTATGGTTACATACAATTCTAACACTCTTGTGGAGAGTCTCGAAAACGGTGTGCCGGTATTATGTGATCCAATGTGTGCGGCTTCACCTATAGCAGAGACTGATTTCTCAAAGATTGAAACACCGAAATATGGAGATAGGATTGCTTTACTCAGCAGTTTAGCATATAATAATTGGAATCTAAAAGAAATGACCGATGGCACAGCATGGAGAATGTTAAATGAAAGTTGAAATATTTAGGAG